CCCGCCGCGTCAGAAGAAATCTCTGGTTAATCCCGTGTGGAGCACTGGACACGTCCGTCCAATATCCAAGCCCAAACTGTTGTACATCATGGTTTATCTGCGCCAGGTCAACTGCAGATATCTCCATGGTGCCCGGAAGGGTTGAAGCCTCTTTGAGGTATTCCCTGGACTTAGCAAGCAATATACCAGGTTCCGTCACATCGTCCCATTTCTGATATCCCCATATTCTCCCGTACAGCTCCACGGCTTCCGCGTTCTCGATGTAGTCTACACCTCCATTAACGGATGTGATATCCACTGCCCTGGACTGTGTCTCCCCTGACTCATCCTTGTACTCCACATCTGCCCCCTGGGGAATCAGACATGTTATAATCTGCGTGGCATCAACATAGTGTGTCAAATCCAGCAGGTTCTCCCCGAACCGGATTACCTGGCTGTTAATCCCGCCGTAATCCCACAGATAGTCCAGATAACGCACTCCCGCCTCATGCCTGATACGGAGATAGCCTCCAAATGATTCCGGCAACTGCCTCAATAGTGTGAGCGTGTCTGAAAAGCCCTGGACAGTCCACTCTTTGTATCCGCCATCCCCACTCACCACTATATTTCCTTTTTTAATCTGCCGGCGGGCGTCCACCTGGCTGTTATGTACGTCAAGAAGCTGTCCTATGTATCCGTCTATACCTCCAGTATACGTAAAGGGGCGTTGCTGACTGTCCAAAAGATACGTCAACTCTCCCTCACAGGTAACCGCGACCATATTATCAAAGTCTTGTTCCGGTCTCCACATCCGGCCACAGAATACACATGCGCCATCATCATAAACAATCACCTCAGACGTCAGGACTTTCAATTGCTTATAGTATGGATGCCCTTTGTACACCCGGAATGTGAAAGAGCCGGCGCTTCCCATCTCCTGGGTAAGCACTGGCTCAAATATCCGGAGCGTATCATCAAGCGGCTCGTATATGGGGTATTCTCCATTCATGTTTTTTACATATACCCGATACATTTACAATATTCCTCCCCTGTACGATATGGTAACCGTCCCGGCCCCGGTGAACATGAGCGGGTTCTCCCCTTCCTTTATAACGATGTCATATATCTTATTCGTTCCTTGTTTCAGTTCATAGTCCTTGCCGTCATAGTTCACCGTCATAGCAGCTGATACCATAATTTCAGGTATAACCCATCTCTGTGTGCCAGGAACGGTAAGGGACAGACTGCCAGTTACCTCCAGTTCCTTATAATCACGGATTATCCCTTTCTCAAAAGAGAAGGGGTCCCACAGCCAGTCCTCGTCCGATGCTGTAAGCTCATACTTATAAGGGTCAGCATTCACGCTGATAGTAAATGTCCCCAGGGTCCTTGCTCTGGAGTATTCAGATACCGTCATGCGCCCGGCATAATAGTACATCGGGTCATCATCAAATATTAGTTTTCCTTCCCTACCATGAAAGTTTTGCAGGATTTCAGAAAACACTTCCGGCCACTTATCCATGGGGTACCCACATCCAAAATTAAGAGTAATTGCCCTCCGCTCATATATAATCCGTCCCGCAATCGCTGTGGAGAGGTCCAGGGAGCCATCGGCCCCCGGAATATCCTGATAAATTGTCTTTGGCACCGGCGGTTGGACACAATGTCTATTTGCCAGTGCCATCCTGTAGGTTGACAGCATGTCAATGCCGTTTATGCTCACACTTTGATGTATCATCCTATCCGCTCCTTAAGGGCCTGTACCTGGCCCAGTTTTCGGTCCATCTGTCCAACGGTCTTGCCCACCAGGGCCTTCCCGTCCATCATGACGCACTTCTGGGAAGCAATGTCCGGAAGGTATGTCTCCAGCAATGAAATGACCTTCTGTGTGACACCGATGTTCTGTTCCCCGCCGCCTGTCATATTCATAGTCATGACGTCCATGCTCCCGGCCAGGGCTGCCATCTGGTCCGTGACACGCCACATATTTCCCCTGATACCTTCTTCAAGGCCCTGCATCATATGAGGCATCCATTCCTCGTAATAGCGGAGCGGTCCCTTTTCAGGTCTGGTAAAATGCAGATAATCAGAGACCGTGCCCGCCACACTCCGGCAGGCTGCTTCTACTTCGGATGTCTTTGCCTTGATACCCTGGATAAATCCATCCATCATATCCTCAGACCAGGTGTCAGCCAGGGGGATGAGCGCCTCAATGGTTGCAGTGATTCCTTGCGACATTTTCGATACCTCCCCTATTACTTGTGGGATTTCTTCGGTTATGCCATCTTTAAACCCACCGGCAACCTGATATGACTGCATAATGCTTTCCGCAGTTGCTTCTGGAAGGGTCATTGTCTGTGCAAATAAATCATTCGCCTTTTGTAACTCTTCTTCCGTCATTTTAGCGAATACCGCAACGTATCCAGCACCTTTCGGCCCCATCTCTGCCAGTTTCTGCAATAGTCCCTGGTCAATTCCTCTTTCTGCCAGCTCTCTCAAGTTATCAGACCACTGCTCTGTTCCATCAACCTGAGACTGCATGTTTTCCAAAAGTTCATTTGTGGACATCTTGGTTTTACCGTCAAATTTGTCAAAGGTATTAATCTGACCATATATCGTTTTTTCAAGTCCGTCCTGAATCTTCTGCAAGGCTTCCTGCGCTTCTTCTGCATTTTTTACTACTTCGGAAATGGTGCTTCCGGATGAATCACGAAGTGAAAGCAATGAGTCCTCGATTCCAGAAAATGTTGCCGTTGCCTCAGTCACGGCCTTACTGACTGAGGAGTGGATGGTATTCTGCATTTCCGCTACGGTTCCTGCCCATCCGGTAATGAATCCTTTACCGGACATCTGGCCTATGTACGCGAATACAGTGGATGGAGAATGAACACCTAACTGCGTTTTTGCAGACGTGATTATTTCAGCGCACATGCGCTGAACGTTTTTCACCACCTCACTCTTTCCCGAAGTGATTCCGCCTGTTAGTCCTGCCGTTATTTGCTTTCCAATATCTGAGAATGCTTCCTGTGGCAGCCCATCTTCTGCAGCAAATTCAGTTTCATTGGCTACATCTGTCATTGCATCAACGACGCCATCTTTCTCGTCATCAATTCCTTCTGCCAGTTTTTTTGCGTAATCCCCTCCTGCTGACCGATATCCGTCATTACTTTCTGCGGCAGCCGCAAGAGCGTTCTTTCCTGCTGTTTCCCTTATCACATCGGGCAATCTGTCTAGTTCTTTCTTGGCTCGGTCAACCAGTTCTTTCATTTGATCAACATCTGCCTGTACTACGCCTGGCGCTCCTGCATCTACAGCTGCCTGCATAGCCTGGTATTTGTCGGTAAAGTCTTGCAACTGCCGCTCTAAAGAGGCCTTTGTTGATGATTCCGCCGTCTGAAAACTATTACTTGCCATTAATACAGCATCAGCCAATAGTTCTTGATTATCCTTTGCCGCAATCAGCATATCTTGATTGCTTATAACTGTTTTATATCCGACATAAGCTGTCTCTGCATCCAGAAGCGTCTGGTCTAATTCAGCCAACTTATCCTCATATCCTTTAGTGGTTTCCGATGCTTCCTTTACTTTTTCAGCGAGATACGCCGATTCGTTGGAAAGCCCAAGCATATGTACAATTCCACTTTCTCGCAAAGCATTAAGGTCTTCTTGGAGCAGTGCTTCCCGACGTTGCGATTCTTCTAATTTTTTGGTTGTTTCTTCTACGTCTTTTTGTGCATCGTTGTATTTCATGAATGCATCGGCCCTATTTTCAAGCGCTTCCGCATAAGCTTCTGCATTGGCATCCATTAACGCATTTGCCTGTTTCTTGAGAATCAAGTCATCGATACTGTCACACATATCTTTGTAGTTCTGTATCTGATTTCCAGTCAACTCATATTCCTGCCCTAGAGCCGTTGATAATTCTCCCAGAATATACTTTGCCCGTTCTTCGTAACCCGCTTTTACATTTCCATTTTCATCCGTAACTTTCTGCAGCTCACTAAACAACTCCCGTTCCTTTGTTGCTTCCGCTTCTACACTATTAACAGCATCCACACGACTTTGGTTCATGAGCTTATATGAGCTGTATAATTCATCTATCATCTCCCTATGGTGCTGTTCCTGGTCAGTAAGCTCTACGGCTCTATCATAATATTCTTTGGTTCTCTCTTTCGCGTCATATGCTGCATAAGCAATTGCTCCCAGGGCAGCCGCGGTCAACATTATGGGGCCACCTGCCGCTGATAATCCAGCCAGCATAGGACCAAGCGCAGTCACTGCACTCATTATCGCACCGATACCTGTTGATACCTTCCCAATAGCAATCAATAAAGGCCCAATCGCAGCCACAATCAGCCCAACCGTAATGACTGTTTGCTTCTGTGAATCCTCCAGCTTATTAAACCAGTCCGTCCACTGCTGTATCTTTGCCACAAGCGCCCGTATTTTAGGTATCAGCGCGTCACCAATCGCAATTGCAGCCTCCTGCAACTGGCTTTTTAGGATTGTCAGCTGTCCGTTGAGGTTGTCCTGCGTTGTTTCTGCCATGTCCTTTGCCGCGCCCTCTGAATTGGCAATAGCATCCGACAGTTTTTTGTAATCATCTTCGCTGGCATTTATGATGGCCAGCATGCCGCTCATGGCCTCCTTGCCGAAAAGAGTCGCCGCATATGCGGACTGTTGCTCCTGGGTAAGCCCCTCAATAGCCTGAGTCCCCAATGCTAAAGCAAGATTCTGGGCCACCTGTGCTTTATTTGTCTTTTTGGTCACTTTGATTCCCAGTTTATCCATTGCCTGTTTCTTAAACTGAGCTTCAGACATATCCTTTATCTGTTCCTGACCGGCATACATTGCAAGCTGGAAATACTTTTCTTCCTCCGACAACCCTTTAAGCGTTTCCCCGTATCCGTCAGCAATAGCCTGCTGCTCCAGGGTAGCCAGACGCTGGGCCTTCTGTTCCTCTGTGGTGACAGCAAAGGATTCCCGCAAGATTTTTAATGTCTCATCCAGAGACTTCATTGAACCGTCTTCATTGGCAATCTCAATCCCCAGTTCATTCATGACGCCTTCCATGGATTCCGTGGGTTTTACCATATTGGTGATGGCTGCTCTCAACTGGGTACCTGCCTGGCTGGCCTTGATGCCACTATTGGCCATCAATCCCACTGCGAGAGCCGTATCCTCCATAGAATACCCCAGAGAGCCACAAACAGGCGCCACATACTTGAATGTTTCGCCCATCATCTCCACGTTGGTGTTGGCATTGCTGGAGGCCGCTGCCATAACATCGGCCAGGCGCCCGGCATCCGCTGCCGTGTATCCCATACCGGTCAGGGCGTCCGTTACGATATCGGATGTGGTCGCCAAGTCTGCACCGGATGCAGCTGCCAGGTTCATGATTCCGCTGATACCGTTCAGCATGTCATCTGTTTTCCAGCCTGCCATTGCCATGTAACTCATGGCGTCTGCGGCCTCAGATGCGCTAAATTTCGTCTCTGCGCCCATCTCCCTGGCCTTATCCCTTAGCCGGTCAAAATCCTCACCCGTGGCCCCGCTGATGGCTGACACATTGGACATTGATTCATCAAAGTCTGCCGTTGTCTTTACCGCGGCAGCCCCCACGCCGGCCACGGCAGCAGTAACCGGAAGCAATTTCTTTCCGACACCTTCAATCTCCTGTCCGACTTTCTGGAATTTCTCTCCGGCCGCACTAATCTGCTGCAGGGTAGCATTGGCCTTCCCGGCCTGGTCCTCCAGGGACTTAAGCTGCTGCTCCGTCTCAGCTATCTCCCTCTGCAGGGCGTCATACTGTTCCGGCGCTACCGGGTTCCCAAATTCATCCGATACTTCCTTAGCTGATTTCTGGAGCGTCTTTAATTCGCTGGAGGTTTTTTTGATTTCCTCCTGCAGGGCATCGTACTTCTCCTGTGATATCTCTCCGTTTGCCAGCTGCTCATCGGCGTTCCTGGACTGTTCTTTTAGGTCGCCCAGTTTATTTTTGGTCTCGTCTATCTGTTTCTTGATTGGGTCATACTTTTCTTTCCAGGCATCATAGTTTGAGGCTGATTCTGCCACCTGCTTGTTTGCCTCTTTCAGGGTATCCAGTTTACCCTTAGTTCCCTGCACGGCCTCTGCCAGGAGCTTCTGTTTCTGCCGCAGCAGCTCCGTGTTGGTTGGGTCCAGTTTCAGCAGTCTCTCCACATCCTTAAGCTGGCCCTGTGTGCTGCTGATTTCTTTGTTGACGCCGCTTAATGCCTTGTTTAAACCGGTGGTATCCCCACCGATTTCTATTGTGATTCCTTTGATACGGTCTGCCACGATACCACCTCCTTAAAATTTGTCCATATCCTCCTGGGTTGCCAGGTTTGGATACTTATAGCTGTCATTTTGTGACTCTGTAAACATGTCCAGGACCAGCCCAATGGTGAGCAGGTCGAGGTCACTAACCGCTACCCCCAGCTGGGCCGCCCGGAGCATGAACAAGGGCGTTGTCATTTCCCGGCTGCTCGGCTTCGTTTTTTTTTGGCCTCCACATCTGTCTCAATGTTCAGATGCCACAGGTCAAGGAGCTGGGGCAGTACCGTGTAAATTGAAAACGTATTGAACTGGTCCAGCCACTCCTCCGGTGTCCCTGGCTGGTTCGGGTCGGCATGAAGCGCCATTATGTATGCCACATTCTCAAACAGCTCCAGGTCACTGATGGGGACCTCCTCGCCTTCCACGGCCTTTCCCAGACGCATTAAATCCCGGAAGATATCCCGCCGGAACCGCGCCCGGTACAGCCTTGGTATGGCAGCCGATGCCTTGAACGGCACCAGCTTTCCATCAATCTCTATTTCCTTGCTTATCATGTCTTACCTCCGTTACGCTCCTAAGCCGGATGCGGCTGTCTCATATACATTTTCATACCAACCGTTATAGGTTGCCTCATCCGTTGTATCACCGGTCCGTGCTTTAATCCTCCCGTCCGGAAGAGGTGTTGCAGAGATGGTCAGAGTCTCTGTTACCGGTTCAATAGATTCCTCTTTTGTCTGAGACTCCACAGACGGCCTGGCAGCGCTGCAATTATACAGCACATGCCGGATAGCCTTCTCATCACCGTCAAACTCAAACAGCAGGGCAAACGCGGTCTGTTTGGCATCGGCATTTTCTACCAGGACCTTCTTTCCGTCTAATGTTTCCCCCAAGATGTCCGTCCGGAAGCTTTCCGGCAGCAGGGCCACCTCCAGGTCCCCCTCATAGCCGTTATTGGCAGCTGCCTGATAGTAGGTGATTCCATCTGCGTAAAACTTGGAGATGTCACCCTGGGCATCCAGGGATATGCTGACAGACCCCTTGATGGGTGTCGGTTTGGCAAACTTGATTGCCCCATCCTCTCCTGTTGTCTGTGGTGCATAATGCACGTTCTTAAGGTTGTACTTGACTTTATTCATTGATTAATACCTCCATTTCATACAGCACCTCATACATCTTTTCAGATTCAAGGTACGTCTCTGTTTTCTCATAGAAAAAGCCATGCTCTTTCAGCACGGCTTCCACTCTTTTTTCCGCATCCGGGTCCTTTCTATCCGTATAAAGTTCTAAATCCAGCTCGTTGATACCCTGATAGACAATCCCGTCAGCGGAAAAGTTATTGGTTTCTGGGTACAAATACACCAGGTATGGTTTTTCCGGTTCCTGCCCTTCCTCGAAATGATGGTAAGCTGCCGGGAATCCGGCTGACTTAACCATCTGGTACACTTCTTTTTCTGTCATTGCGATAACCTCGCTTTCAGACGTTTCTCAAACTCTTTGGCGGCCTGCTTCTCCGCAGGGCCTATATGCGGGATACCTTCTACCCGGCCACCGCCCCGTTTCGCATGACCTTTTTCCAACAGATGGGTGAGGCCCGGCTTTTTCTTGTTGTATATCCGGATTCCTATGGATACGGCATTTTCCGATTCCACCTTTGAGGCCCATCCATCCTTATAATGTCCCTTCCTGCTCCCAGGCCCATCCGGGGATGTCTTTTTCAGTTCCTTCACGGTCTCCTTTGCAACTGCCCTGGCTTCTGCCTTTGTGTCGGCGGCTACCTCAGAGGCATACTCCTCCATCATTTTGGCAATCTCTGTTCCCAGAGAGTCAATCCTGATTCCTGACATGACATCACTCCTTTGCTGTGGCACGGATTTTCACGGTTTCATTTTTATACTGGACATTATCAATACTGGTGATGTCATAAGCCTTACCCCGGTGTACCAGCCTGTACCCCTTCGTGTTCATGGCCCCCAGCAGCGGATGATAACGCAGTATGAACATGATTGTGTTCTGGGCTTGTGTCTGCGCGGCCTCCCAATACTCGGAGCCTGACAGGTTATTCATGTAGGCGTATCCACGGTAATATTCCGTCCAGGCTGCTATCTGGTTCCCAATATCATCCTCGGTATAGCCATTCTTCTCAATCGTCACCGGCTCCCGGTATGCCCCTGCATTCATGGCGCCACCTCCTATAGCAGGTTCTCACAATACATCCCAAGGATGGTGTCCACCACCCGGTTGACATTGTTCTTATCTACGGTCATCTGCCGGTTATCGTACATATCGGAGACAAGTACCAAAACGGCAATTGTGATGTCCTCATGTATATCAATCGCAGCCTCATCGAGACCGGTATATCCCTTTACATAGTCCATGGCTGCCGGAAGGAGGATTTCCAGATACTGCCTGTCCTCCTCCGTCAGGTATGCCTCTTCCGTCCGTATCTGCCGACAGATATCCTTAAGCGTTATCTCGCTTACTTTCATCCTTTACGCCCTTTCTCACAGTAACCTGCTCGATATATCCAGCCTGAGCCAAGTCGCGGATTAATACCACATCTATGATTTCTCTGACCTCACCCTTATACATGGATACCGCGCCGGAAAATGATTTCAGTGCCTTGACCTTCATGTCCTGCCTCCTTAATCGGATGCCTTCATGACCAGTTTGACAATCTTCTGGGCATTCTCGACCTTAGCATCAAACTCCATCCATGCAATCACACCTATGGCATGTTCATCCGCATATCGTTCCTGGAGGACCTGCACGGATGCATCCTCGGACAGTTTTACAGCCAGGCCGGACAGATCCCCATAGTAAATGGCTGTCTTCCCCGCCTCCATTCCGTCCATTTGGTCTGACACATAAACCGGCTTCCCCAGGAGAGTCGTACCGAAGGGGGACGTGATGTCATCCTGCATGAGATACCGGTCATTACCATCCTTCAGCAGACGTAGGGCCGTCCTGGTCGCGCTGTTCATAATGAATACGGCCTTTGCCTGAAAGGCATCCTTCACCTTGTCCTTCAGCATGATGATTTCATCCATCGTGACGGCGGATGCCGCCGCGGTTTCCACGCTGAGGGTCACGCCCTTCAAACCCTCAACCTTGGCATCAGTCCCATGCAGCAGTTCCGCCTCCAGGAACCTTGCAATTGATTCAGACATCTCATTAACAACAAACGATACGATGTCAAACTGGCTGTTGTTTGCCAGGGACTTGGACACTTTGGACAGGGCGCCGGCCAGGTATCCAGTCAGTTCGATATTGGTGAACTTCCCGCTGGTGCTGGTAAGGGATTTGAATTCCTCTGCATAGGCCATCTTGATTGTGTTACCATCAGCTGCATAGTACGGGATTGACAGAGCCCCTTTTACATTGTACCGGGTCGCCATCTTATAGATTGGGCAGATGTCCTCCACCTTCTTGATAATCCGGTTCGCAATCGTCTTGGGGATAACGGCGCCATTATCGGTCTTTGTCATCTCACCAGCACGTTCCTCCAGGACCTCACCGCGGATATAGGCCGCAAAAGCACGCTCTTCCATTTTTCCGGGAGCTGTTATAGGCGCTATTCCCCAGGCTGATAACATTCAATTTCAAGTCCCTGGCACGTTCCAACTTTTCAATAGTGCTGTCCAGGGCCTTCACCTGTTTATCCAGGTCATCAAACTGCTGGTCTTCTTCTTGGCTGAATGCCCTCTGCTCCGTCTCTGCGGTGGACGTCAGGTCTTTCATCTGCTGAACCAGGTCGGCCCGCTGCTCCGTAAGAGACTTTAAGTCCTCCGCACGATACTGCATGTACTGCCTTGCAACTGTTTTCTTTCTCATTCTGCTTTCTCCTTCTCTAATTCCTTGATTCTATTGTGATACTTACTCATATCAATCGTTTCCTTTGCTTCCTTGACCTCCACATAATCCGCACGGACCTCCAATGGTTCCGGTGTCAGGATCATATCACCCTCTGCCCTCACCTCAACGCTGGTGCCCTCGTAGCATGGCTGCTTGCGCTCATCTATAAGGGACACCTCAACAAGGTCCATATCCTCCACGTACCTGCGCTCCAGAGCGTCATTGATATCCTCCTTACTGGCATCCCGTTCCCTGAACCCGAAGGACCAGCCTCTAAGCTTCTTCTTCCGGGCTTTTTCAATGACTTCCGGATCCGTGACCTCTGCCCGGGCATGGAGTCCGATGCTGTCCTCGTACAGCTCCAGATTTGTGCTTGTGGAACCTAGATTCCTGGTCTTGTCATGGTTTAGGAGCAGCTGCACCTCATTGTGTCTGAGCGCTCGCTCAAACACCCCAGGTACAATCTGCTCCACAAACCGTTTCCCGGTCTTACGGTCCCTCATAGGCCGCGAATCCCTGGCCACGGCATTGACATAGCCTTCAATCGCCACACTGTCTGACCTTAGTTCAATCCTCATTTTTCTTTTCACCTTCTTTCTGCTCCGGCCCTGACTCTTTCTGTCCAAGTCCGCCGGTCTTGTTCATGTTCGGCATGTAAAACTGTTTCGTCTCCGGGTCATACAGCACATCCTGCAGGCCAAGGCGGACAAAATCCAATCCCAGCGGCGGCAGATTCTCCCTTAAGCGTATCTCATCAATCTGCATGAATCCGTTCTTACTGGCCGTCTCATAAGCCCGGAAACGTTTTTCAATGTCCCCTTTGGTCAGCTCTGACGTATCCGCTGCAAAATAAAAGGACCCCTTCTCTGATTCAAGAAGCAGGTCCCGGTTCAGGGCGCATTCAAACTCTTTTAAGATTGGATTCAGGCAGTACTGGACGAAGTTTGTCTTATCCTGCTCCGTGGCGCCACCGTTTATCATAGCTGGCGGCATGTTGAACAGCTTACAGATTTCGTCACTGTTAGTTTTCTTGTTCTCGTTCAGCTGCATCTCCACAGACGTGTTACTGGCCTCCTGAAACTCTAACCCCTCGTTCAATATGACGACATTTTCTGTGTTGTTCTGGTAAAGTCGGCGCCATGCTGCCTTTAATGCCTTAATGGCCGGTTCTGCCAGCTTTTTAGCCGACTTGACAAACCCTTTCTTATTGCCACCGGTCTTGACCAGATTCTTTTCATACTTCAGGGAATGATAGGCTACGCTCAGGACTTCACTGTTCTCATCCACCACACTCCTGCCGGAACGTCCATCCTCCGTATTCCTGAGCACTTTCAGAAATTCAAAGGGCTTATATTTCGTCCCTTGAATCATGATGTCATAATCCTTAAAAATCGGGTCTGACGTGAACAGGAAGGAGACCTCAGATTCCCTGACGTAATGCAGGGAACGTATTCGATTCCCAGTGCGTTTTATGAAGGCATACCCGCCTTTACCCATCAGGTAATCTCTGACCAGTGCACGCTTGAACTGAACCCCATCCAGCGTGTCCCCGGTATCATCATTTAGCAGCCGGACCCTGGTATCATCCTCAACAGCTTCCAGTTTTCCATCCACCAGCCTATAAAGCCGAATAGGGATGGTTGAAACGGTTTCTGCTATCTTATTCACGCAGGCCGCAAAGGCTGGCACATTCATGGCCTGGTCCCTGGTCATGTAGTCATCCGACAGACTGGCCCGCAGCAACGCATCTTCGTTGGACTCTGTTTCTGTTTTCTCTGGTTCCGGGTCTGCCCTCAACCGAAAGGACCACATATGCAATCACTCCTCTCTCTGTTGCGATATCGCAACTAACACACCTGCACTGTAAAACCGCTGTCATCAAAGAGGATATCCTGCTGGAGCAGATACACTGAGTTGATAATACTCACCACTCCGTCCACCTTCCCCTTGGATTTCTTCTTGTTGACATACCGGTTCATATTGGTGTCATAGGTACACTTCGCATTTTCAAAATTGGTTTCCAGCAGCCGGTTTTCCTCGTAATGCCACTTCTGGTTTGCCACCATTTCTGCCAATAGCTTGGTGGGAGGATGCAGGGTGTCCGAATGCTGCCGTATTTCCACCGTTGTATAATTCTTATCCCATTTCTGGGCGCTTGACAGGGCATTATATCGGTCATAGCCGATTGACTTAATAACCACGCCTCTGGATTCCTCCAAGCCTGCCACGTAGTCCTCAATTACGCCGTAGTCCACTGTCATATCACCGCAGGCAATGCAGGTTCCCGCGGCAATGGCTGCCCTGTAATCAAACTTCTCAAACTCACTCTTTTCATCAATCCTTCCCTCCGGTATAAATGTCATGACGTGGCTCAGTATCTCCCCATCCTCCTCCGCCGACATGGTCACGGAACAGTTATCGTTTGTCATTGCAAGGTCAACACCCACATAAACCTCCCGGCCTTCCCAGTCTATCCGCGGTACCTTGCAGGCCTTTACCTGGTCAATCGGGATGTATGTCTCAGTCCCGGCGCCCTGATAGATGATGTTACAGTGCTTGGTCAGAAAGTTCTCCCGCAGCTTCTCCCGGTTGATAGCCCTCTGCCGTTTCAGCAATAATTCATCCCAGACCTCCGGTATCTCCAATGCCAGGGGATTTCCGTGGGCCAGGATAGTATCATCCGTAGCCCAATCTTTTGTATTGTCTGGCTCATAGAGTAGGGCAAACACTGTCTCGTCATCAATCAGGCCGTCCAGGATTTTCTTGGCGTTGTCCACCTCATCCTCCAGAGGGTTGTCCGCTGTTGGGTATTTGGTTGAGATGATAAACCCCAGCTTATTCCGGATGAGCAGCTGGCCGGAACGCATGGCCTCCACCGGATAGGATGTGGGCAGCGCCCCCACCTCGTCAGCAATGAACACGCTGGGTTCCTTACCGTCCATCCTGCTGGTGGAATAATTGAGTGGCGTGTACTTCGTCTTTGTGGGGTTATGCAGGATGTAGTCCCGCAGCACCTTAAACTCGTTCTCCTCAAAGACCTCCACGTTAGTTGCCAGCAGCGGCTCCAGAGCCTCCTTAATCTCACGGGCCAGCGCCCCATCCGGCGCCACAGAGAAGAACCTGGAATAGGCCGGCTCCAGGTAAAAAAGCAAAATAAAAAGAACAGCAACAACAAATGTCTTGCCATTCTTTCTGCAAATCTCCAGGACCGCCGTCTGATACCGGCGCATCCGTTTGTCATTCCGGTGGACCGTACAGAGGACTGCTGTTATGAGCAGCCACTGATACCCGGCCAGCGCCGAATAGATGGACCTCCCAGCCTTGGGTCCCTTGGCCATCTTGAGCACCTTAAGAATCTTATATATCTTATCCAGCAGACTCTCATTGATGATATATTTCTTGTTCTTCCCTTTGTACGTCTGCAAAAAGTCTGCACACTGGAGGATAACGTACCTCGGCGCCTTAATCTTTCCCCGGCATACCCCCTCAGCATATGCGACCGCCGGGTGCTTAACCTTCGTCCTCGTCGTCTTCATTGATTAAATCCATGATGGTCTTTTTCTTCTCTCCAGGCTTCACTTTCGCAATAGACAGCTTCGCCCGGCTCTGAGGGGATAGGCACAGCTCATTGCAGCACCGGAAGTATTCCTTTGATGCCTCGGCCCTGGCCATCCGGAAGGAATTCTCAAAGAGCAGTTCCTTCTTATCGTTGGCCTGCCGGTCCAGCTCCTGGATACGGTCAACAGCAATGGCGGTTTGGGCCAGAATGAACAGGTCCAGGTTTCCCAGGATATCGGCCTCCTGCAGTTCGGCCATGATGTAATTAAATATCTCCATTTGGGATTCCGTCAGGTACAACGGCGGCACCAGTTTGTCATTCTTTCCGCGGAGCTTATCCTCCAGCTCAAGGCGCTGCGCCTCTTCTTCTTTTGTAATTGTGCCAGTCTTTACCCTGGCTGATTTTGCCGGCCTTGCCATCCTATCACCTTCCTTCTGGGCCGAAATTCTCATTTCTAAGATTTTGTGTATTTAAAGGTGGGGCGTCGGTGTCCGGAAATGTGTCTATTTTTCACACAACTCCCCGGGGGGATACCTGTGCTACCAGCTTTATCCCGCCATCCACCAGGACACACTCATGACCAGTCCGCTCCTTGATGTAGGTATGGAAGTCATCCAAGTATGGTTTCGTCACCTTCCTGTCCGTTTCAAAGACCAGGATGCTGTCCGGAACACTTACCGTCTTGACTTCTTCACACTCAATCATGTTCCCTTTGTTATCTTCAATCCAGATTTTCACCGCATTAACCTCCATCTCTTATATATGTTATTGTCTCAGTAGCTTTCCCATCCACATAGAAGACCTCCCGCTCTTCTTCTGCCGGAAGGATAATTCTGCACTCTCCATATGGGATTGTGATTCCATTACATTCAGGGCATCTATGTCCATACGCCTGTTCAGTCTTATACACTGTCATGGCTCCACATTGCAGGCACTTGATGACCATTCCTTTCATTGGCTCTCCTCCTGTTCATCTATTATTTGTTTCACCACCTCATACGGTATCTCTCCACTCTCACACATCTCATGGTGCATCCCGCATACAGTCAGCAGGTTGTCATCATCCAGGCGCCGGTCATAGTCCGTCTCAATCGGTATGGCATGATGGACGGACAGGTTCTCATAGTTGTATTGCCGGTCAGTTCCATACAGGTTGCGAATACACACCTGGCAGAGGTTCTTGTCTCGCCGACGTATCTGCTCTCGTTTCTCCCTCCACTTTCTGGAGCTACGGAACTGGTCTATGTAGGTTATCCTCTTTTGAGGTTGTGGCTTCCTGCCGCAGTCATACTGGCTGTCATGGATGCGGCCACAGTATTTACATGACTTAAGCATCTTGTCACCTCACATTCCAATCCTGGCTATCCTCTCCGCAAAAGGAGGACCCGGGCGCCCTGAGTTTCAGACGCCGGGAAATGGGTAAAGAAAGGGCACCCATTGCTGGATGCCCCTCTTGCTTTTCTTCGATGATATCATAATATCACGGAAGTACCCCCTTTGAGTGCACAACTTTCTATCTTTTGAGTGAGAGAAGATAGAAAAAGTATTTTCTGGAACAATAAAAATCAGTTCTATTCATAGGCACATCCAAATAGTCATACCCAATCCCCTCTGTCACATTCTTAATCAACCATTGGTAGATATCTGCATCGGCCTCCATGGCTGTCTGTTCTATCAGTTCAATATCCGTCTGCAGCATGGCATTGTGTATCGCCGTACGTTCTACTGGATTCCCTGGCATATTTCCCTTTGGCATCCCGTCATTAATAACAGCCCCCAGACCATACCCCCTATGTAGTTCCTGTTTTTTCTCCTCATACTGCATACAGAAGTATTTCAGCTCATTGTATTTGGCGCGGGAAATGTTATAATCGCTTAGCTTCATGTCCCGCTTTCTGACCTTGTCCATCGGTATCACCTCTCCTTCCGCTCATCCTTGGATACCACAATTGGTATCTTACTCAAATCGTACCCGCATCCCTTCAACGCTTGCGTCACCCTGTCCCATTCATCGGCCTGTTCTGACGCGTTCCCGTCCTCTACCCTCGCAAAGGTATATCGCTTTTGGTACAGGATACCCACATCACTGTAATGCTCTATCTGCTGCCGGTGACGGATACCCAACATTACCATCAGCTCCGCTGCTCTGTACCGGCCGTCGTATTGGCCACAATCATACAAGTCATAGTACACAGGTCTTGATGCCACGTACAATCACTCCCTTCGGCGGCTCCCGCAGCTCCGGAACCGGGCACAGGCTGGTGTACATGTACATGTAGGCCGGAGCCGTCCGGATGCGCTCCTTGATTGCTTCGTCCGCTTGGGCGGCCAGGGCCTTGCTGCGGTCGATGCGGATGACCTTGGACTGCTTACTGCCTTTCTTTCTCACGGGTACCTCCCTTCGTATCACAAATGTCAGTTTAATATTGGTACAGCACATTCTGATTCCGGTTTATTTGCAAAATAGCTTTCTCCGTGTGGAAGTGGCTCATATTTTCCAGATGGTATTTTGCAGATTCCAGATATATCTCTCGCCATACCGCCACATTTACACCTGATTGTAAATGGACTTGGCTTATGGTTTTCTCCAAATTCCTCTATTCCCTTTTCAAGAAACATCCACCACTCTTTGTGGCACTTTTCACATCTGTATTTCATAGCCCCATGAACTAATATTTCTTTTCCCATCTTGACCTCCTAAATGTCTGACTCACGACATTTTTTTATAATCTGCCTAAACTGCTGTACTGTCCATAAATCCCATCCGGCAATCCATTCCACCAGTCTGTTTTCCTCTTCGGTGAGCTCTATTCCGTCCAATGCCTTTTCTAATATTTTTAAATACTCTACTGACATACCTTTCCTCCGCAAAATAACGATTTATGATAACAACTTATCCACATCCTTCAATATGCCTTCATACCGTTCGGCCAGCTTCCGGTGTTCGTCCATCTCTCTTTTATACCGAACGGACTTTGCCTTGCAGCGGCTTACATCCTTCTTTGCATTGGTCAGCTTTTCCTTGTCTCTGGTGTACACGGCATAACAGGGGCTCTGCATCCGCTCATACATCTCCTGCAGTTCTGCCAGCTCCGTACGGCAGTCCACATACTTCTTCGCAAAGGCTTTAGCCCGGTCCGTCTCATCCTGCCGTCTGTCCGTAAGCCATTCCCTGATTTCCCTGGCGTTCTCCTCATTCGGCCAGGAAGCGCTTACCCACTTAAGCATTTTACGTATCTGTGGCCTTCTGGCCTCCTGGAAGAAAGTCTCTAAGTTTATCTCCATCCTCCCGTTTGGGATGTTGAATCTAATTACCATCCTTTATCCTCCTTATCCTTGCCTTAAGGGACTCCATAAGGCCATCCTGGGTCTCGTCCTTTACCCACAACTTCTTTACCACATCCTCGTCCACCGTGCCCTTTGTTATCAAGCGGTGTATGATGACAGCTTCCGTCTGCCCCTGACGATGCAGCCTGGCATTGGCCTGCAGGTACAGCTCCAGGCTGGGGTTCAGTCCAAACCATACGATGATATGCCCACCTGCCTGTATGTTCAGCCCATGCCCCATGCTGGCCGGCTGGGCCAGAAGCAGCGAAATCCTTCCTTCGTTCCAGTCGCGGATATCCTGTTGTGATTTAAGGGTCCTGGGATTGTAGCCCTTGAACCTTCCCATCAACCGGTCATAATCATGGCGGAAGTTGTAGAACACCAGGACCGGATGGCCTCCGGATGCTTCCAGGATTTCCCCAAGTGCATCCAGTTTTCGGTCATGAAGGGGGATGACATTCCCTTCACCGTCATAGGCTGCCCCATTGGCCAGCTGCAGAAGTTTCCCCCATACAGCCGCCGCGGACAGGGCTGTGATTTCCTTACCATCAAGCTCCAGAAGCTTCTCTTTTTCCAGCTCCCTGTACTTCCGCGTCTCATGCCTGTCCATGCTGACGTATACGTCATTGACAATCTGTGCCGGCAGGTTTAAGTAATCATCAGCCTTCATGGATATGCAGATGTCAGACAGTTTCTGCTCTATGGCCTCCTTAGCACCCTCCTTTGGTGTCCAGGAATATACCACGAACCCGTTCCTCCTGTCCGGAAGAAAATACCGGTCTTTATATCCGGTGTATGTCTTTCCCAGCCGCTCCCCCCGGTCAATCAGGTACACCTGGGGCCACAGGTCCAGCAGGCCGTTGGGCGCCGGTGTCCCTGTCAGCCCCACAAACCGTCTTGCCAGGGGACGTACTATACGCAGGCTCTTGAACCGCTTCGCACTGTTGGACTTAAACGATGACAGCTCATCCACCACAATCATCTCGAACGGCCATTCTTTCCCCGTAAGGTTCACTAACCAAGTTACATTCTCACGGTTTATGACATAAATGTCCGCATCTGCTTCCAGTGCTGCTGTTCTTTCACCGGATGTTCCAAGGACCTTTGACACCCTTAGATGCTTCAGGTGGTCCCACTTATCGGCCTCCGTGGTCCATGTGTCATCCGCCACCCTGTAAGGTGCTATCACCAAAACTTTCTGTACCTCAAACCGGTCATATATCAGTTCGTTAATAGCCGTCAGAGTGCTCACTGTCTTACCAAGTCCCATCTCCATAAAGAGTGCACATGCCGGCAGCTCTATGATTTTTTCAGTTGCATATTTCTGGTATTCGTGCGGTATGTACTGCATTCTTCATTTCTCCTACATAGGTTCTTGCATCGTCCATCCCTTTCACCAGCCGGTAGTTGCACCCCAGGCTGATAAGGCGCTCTCTTTGCCACTTCTGGATTTTGGCTACACGGCCCATCTGCTGCTTCAGTTCCACGAACCACACCCTTCCATCTGGCAGGATATAAATGCGGTCTGGCACGCCTGGGTTTCCGGGAGACACAAACTTGAATGCCAGGCCTCCCATCTTCTCAATCTGTTTATTCAGCCAATCTTCTATGTCCTTTTCCAGCATTTCAATCTCGCTCCTTCCTAGGACACACTCCTCGCGCACGCGCGTATATGACGTGTGTAAACGCGGTTTCACGTGTATTTACTCTTTATTCTTTAATTTAATAGCTCTATAGAGAAAAGTTGTCCTGTTGTCCCGAATGTCCGTTTTTTCCTTTATTTTTAAGACTTTTTCATTGGACAACTGGCGGGACAACCTTCGGGACAGCTTTTTTGTTGTCCCCCTAAATTTTTTTGAGGTTGTCCCATTTTTTGAGGTTGTCCCGGGGTTGTCCAGGGGGTTGTCCCATAGGTTGTCCCATCTAAAAAACTCTTTTATACCCCCGTTGGCGGCCATATTCTCCTCCTATATATTTCCGTTCATTACTGTTTTCCCAGTTTGGTAACTTAGCTAAAATCTTTTTAATTGTATAGGTATCCTTGGGTTCCATGTTCTTAAGGCTGTTCCCGAAGCACTCGCACCATATCTCCTGGCAGCTGACAAAGTCCCTTCGCAGGACCGCCTCCGGTTCCGGGCACTCGGTCCCATATAGGAAGTCCCGACGTTTATCCAGGTTCCGGCTGTACCAGTCTTCTGGAAGAAGTGTATCAAGATACATCCGCACCTTCTCCTCACGCGGATCTGTTATCATGGCCTCTTTCTGCTGTTTCAGTGCCTCTTCTGCAGCGCCGCCCGACAGTATCAGCTTCTCACCCTGTGTCACATGATACAGCACCTCCGCCCATATCTGGCTTACTTCCTCCTGTGTCATATCCCAGACACGCTTCGCGCCGATGCAGGGCACCCTCACAGGCCAGAACCTCCTGCCGCCTTCCACGTCATTCAGGTAACCTTCCTCTGAGTTGGTAGTGCCAATCAGAATGCACTGCCGTGGATGGGAACTCACACGACGTCCATAAGAGGCCCTGTAACGGTCATCCTGCGTGGTTATGAATCCTCTTAAGGTTTTCACGCCTGCGCTTCCAATCCCGGCCATCTCGCCTATTTCTATAATCCAGTATCCCTGCAGCTTTTCTGCTGCTGTCTTATCCCTGGTATCGGCCAGGTTGAGGGAATCAGAGAACCACTGTCCTCCCAGACGGGATATCAGTGTGCTTTTTCCGATTCCCTGCGGCCCGCAGAGTACCAGCACCGTATCGAATTTACACCCGGGATATCTCACCCGGTGCACCGCCGCACACAGGGTCTTTCTGGTGACGGACCGTACATATTCCGTATCATCCGCGCCAAGGTAATCAATCAGAAGCGTGTCCACACGCGGTATGCCATCCCACTCAGGAAGGCTGTCCAGATACTCTCTTACAGGGTGGTAACTCCGGTCATCGGCTGCCTTTGTGATTGCTGTCAGTATCTTTGCTTTTGGAAATTCCGTGTACGTCATGCTTAGATATGCCTCCAATTGTGCGTCATCCGCATCCCGCCAGAAACAGGAAGGACTTTTCCATGGAACAGGACCCTTGATTTCCAGGTTATCCGCCATTTGGTTGAAACGAATGCCTTTCAACCCCTGGTCATGCCGCATGATGAGCAGCAGATTGTTTAAGCTGGGTTCCAGTCCCTTCTTGTCCTTTGACAGTCGGCTTTTCCAGGAATCATCCTCTTCCGTATCGCATGTGTCAGCGAAGTCCTCCCTGGCCAGCTCCGCACGTTCCCTGGCGACTGTCAGCGTTGTCTCCTTATCCCTTTGCACCAGTTCCATCATTGCCTTGTAGGATGGCAGTTTCGTCGTAGGAGTCCCCGGCGCCGCATCTTCATCCTGTATTCCGTACTTATGGATACGAACCAGGTCAAACGCATTACAGAGCTTCCCACAGGCCGGGTCCGTTGAATGGTTACTATATGCAAACCTTCCGTCCTCGTATATAACAAGCCCAGAGGCTGTGGAGCCCTCAGCATAGGTATATCTTTCCGGCAGGTCACATTTGACGTATACCTCCGGCAGAAAGGCTGCAATGGCATCCTCCACGTCATAAGTTCGGCAGAATGCGCCAATCAGTCCCGCCTTTTCCGTTGGGTCACCCTGCTTCTTAGCTTGTTTAACCCTGGATTCCTTTGCCCGGCTGCTCTCCGGCCAGTAACTGGTATCCGTCCAGTCCGGGTACCGTCTCAGAATGTTATCCGCAGATAACCATGGCAGGTCCTCATAATGGAAT